TTGCCGCCCGAGGGCGCGTGGCGGTCCTGGGTCGTGATGGGCGGCCGGGGGGCCGGCAAGACGCGGGCCGGGGCGGAATGGGTGCGCAGCCGCGTCGAAGGCGGCAAGCCGACGGAGCCGGGCGCGTGCCGGCGGATCGCGCTGGTGGGCGAAACGTTCGACCAGGTGCGGGACGTGATGATCTTTGGCGACAGCGGGATCATGGCCTGTTCGCCCCCCGACCGGCGCCCCGAATGGAAGGCCGGCGAACGCAAGCTGATCTGGCACAACGGGGCCGAGGCGCAGGCGTTTTCGGCGCATGATCCCGAGGGCTTGCGCGGCCCGCAGTTCGACGGGGCCTGGGTGGATGAGCTGGCCAAGTGGAAGAAGGGCGAGGAAACGTGGGACATGCTGCAGTTCGCGCTGCGGCTGGGGGACGATCCGCGGGTCTGTGTCACGACCACGCCGCGCAATGTGCTGGTGTTGAAGCGGTTGCTGGAGACGCCCTCGACGGTGGTCACCCATGCGCCGACCGAGGCCAACCGGGCGAACCTGGCGGCGTCCTTCCTGGAGGAGGTCCGGGCGCGGTACGAGGGCACGCGGCTGGGGCGGCAGGAATTGGACGGCGCGCTGCTGGAGGATGCGGAAGGGGCGCTGTGGACGGGGGCGATCCTGGACGAGGCCTATATCGAGAGGGTGCCGGAGCTGGACCGGGTGGTCGTGGCGCTGGACCCGTCTGTCGGGGGCAGCGATGCCTGCGGGATCGTGGCGGTGGGGGCCGTGACCCGGGGCGAGCCGAGGGACTGGCGGGCCTATGTGCTGGGGGATTGCACGGTTGAAGGCGTGTCCCCGACCGGGTGGGCCAGGGCGGCGATTGCGGCGATGGAACGGTTCGGTGGCGACCGGCTGGTGGCGGAGGTGAACCAGGGCGGCAAGCTGGTGGACGAGGTGCTGCGGCAGGTGGATCCGATGGTGTCGCTGAAGACGGTACATGCGAGCCACGGGAAGGCGGCCAGGGCGGAGCCGGTGGCGGCGCTGTATGAACAGGGGCGGGTGAAACACGTGGCGGGGCTGGACCGGCTGGAGGAGCAGATGATGCAGATGACCGTGAGCGGGTTTCAGGGGAAGGGATCGCCCGACCGGGTGGATGCGCTGGTCTGGGCGATCTTCGAGCTGATGATCGAGCCGGCGGCGAATCTGAACAAGCCGAGGATGAGGGGGCTTTAGAGGGGCCCTTGTCCCGGCGGGGACGCGGGGTGGAGGGTGCGGAAGGTATTTGAAGCCAAGAAGAAGCAGGAGGGCGGCGCGCAATGGCGGGCCGCCCTTTTTGCGTTTTGGGGGCGGGATCGGGCGGGATCAGTCGGGATCAGGCGGGGGTGTTGCGGGGGCGGCGTGCGGTTCGTTTCGGAAGAGTTACCGAAATTCATGGAAGAAGGTCCGCGAGCCTGGTTGGCGCCCCGTTCGGGTCGGCGGCGCAGGAGCGCAGGAAGGAGCATCTGGCATGGTTTTCGACTTTCTTCGTCGCGATGGGGGAGCCCCGGCCCAGGGTGTGGCACCGGAGCGCAAGGCGAGTGCGGCGGGCCCCGTGGTGGCCTGGCACAGCCAGGGGCGCGTGGCCTGGAGCCCGCGGGATTCCGTTTCGCTGACGAAATCGGGTTTTGCCGGGAACCCTGTGGGCTTTCGTTCGGTCAAGCTGATCGCCGAGGCGGCGGCCGCGCTGCCGCTGGTGCTGCAGGACCGGGTGAAGCGGTACGAGATGCACCCGGTGATTTCGCTGGTGCGCCGGCCAAACCAGGCGCAGGGGCGCGCCGAGCTGATGGAAGCGCTTTACGGACAGCTGCTGTTGTCGGGGAACGCCTATGTCGAGGCGGTGCCGGGCGAGGAGGGGGAGCCGATCGAGCTGCATGTGCTGCGGTCGGACCGGATGTCGGTGGTGCCCGGGGCGGATGGCTGGCCGGCGGCTTATGAATATGCGGTCGGCGGGCGCAAGCACCGGTTCGATGCGACGGGGCAGTCCACGGTGTGTCACGTCAAGATGTTCCATCCGCAGGACGACCATTACGGGCTGTCGCCGCTGCAGGCGGCGGCGATGGCGGTGGATGTGCACAATTCGGCCTCGCGCTGGTCGAAGTCGTTGCTGGACAATGCGGCCCGGCCGAGCGGCGCGCTGGTCTACAAGGGATCGGACGGGCATGGGCAGATGGCCGATGACCAGTTCCGCCGCCTGTCGAGCGAGATCGAGACGTTTCACCAGGGCGCGCGCAACGCCGGGCGGCCGATGCTGCTGGAAGGCGGGCTGGATTGGAAGCCGATGGGGTTTTCGCCGTCCGACATGGAGTTCCAGAAGACCAAGGAGGCGGCGGCGCGCGAGATCGCGCTGGCCTTCGGGGTGCCGCCGATGCTGCTGGGGATCCAGGGGGATGCGACCTACGCCAATTACCAGGAGGCCAACCGGGCGTTCTATCGCCTGACCGTGCTGCCGTTGGCGACGCGCGTGGCGGCGGCCTTGGGGGATTGGCTGGCGGGGTTCACCGGCGAGATGCTGGAGCTGAAGCCGGACCTGGACCAGGTGCCTGCGCTGTCCGCCGAGCGGGATGCGCAATGGGCCAGGGTTGCGCAGGCGGATTTCCTGAGCGAGGCCGAGAAGCGGGCCCTGCTGGGGCTGCCGGCGCTGCCGGGGGATCAGCACGATGAGTGAGGAGCGGCGGATCTACGAGGCCTTCGATTGCGCGCCGGGGCTGCGGCTGCAGGCGCATGAGCGGGTCAGCCAGATCCATCACGACACCCTGTGCCAGCGGCTGGATCGCATCGAGGAGATGATGGAGCGGCTGGAGAAACGCCTGTGGCTGGCGGTCTACGGCGTGGCGGGCGCGATCCTGGCGCAGGCCTTTCAGTCGATCCTGTCGGTAACCCCCTGAGAACTGGAGAGATCACCATGACCGAAGAGATGGGTCTGGAGCACAAGTTTGCCCGTTTCGGCGAGGCTGTCGCGGTCGAGGACGGCTGCCGCATCTCTGGATATGCGAGCCTGTTCGGGGCGGCGGACCAGGGCAATGACGTGGTGTCGGCGGGGGCTTACGCGGCCTCGCTGGCGGCGCTGAAGGCGCGGGGCGGATCGGTCAAGATGCTGTGGCAGCACGATCCGGCGCAGCCGATCGGGGTCTGGGACGAGGTGCGCGAGGATGCGCGTGGGCTGTTCGTGTCGGGCCGGCTGCTGGAGAGCGTCGAGAAGGGGCGCGAAGCCAAGGCGCTGATCGAGGCGGGGGCGATCGACGGGCTGTCGATCGGGTACCGCACGCGGCGGGCGAGCAAGAACGACAAGGGCCAGAGGGTCCTGACGGAACTGGAGCTTTGGGAGGTGTCGCTGGTGACCTTTCCGATGCTTCCCAGTGCGCGGGTGGCGGCGAAGGGCGACGAGCCCGCGGCCGGGGAAGCCTTGCGTGAAGTGGCGGCCGCCTTCGAGGGCGCGCGGCTTGAGCTGGCGCGGCGGTGACGCGCCCAACGTTCACCTGAGAGGAAGGACATGCCGATGAGCAAGACCCAAGGCGAGGCCCGGGTCGGGGAAGATGCACCCTTCGTTCGCGAGGTGAAGCAGGCGGTGACCGGCTTCGTGAGCGAATTCAAGGGCTTCCAGGCCGAAATCGAAACCAAATTGCAACAGACGGAAGAGCGACTGACCATGCTGGATCGTAAATCTCAACTTGCCGCGCGCCCGCAGCTGTCCGGCGCCGTGGATGCCGGTGCGCCGCATCAGAAGGCCTTTGACGCCTATCTGCGGACCGGCGACGACGACGCGCTGCGCGGCCTGGAATTCGAGAGCAAGTCGCTTTCGAGTGCCGTCAACAGCGACGGCGGCTACCTGGTCGACCCGGCCACGGCGCAGGCGATCAAGTCGGTGCTGTCGTCGACCGCGTCGCTGCGCGCAGTTGCGAGCGTCGTCAATGTCGAGGCGACATCCTACGACGTGCTGATCGATCACACCGATGTCGGTGCCGGCTGGACGTCGGAAACCGGTTCGGTGACCGAGACGGCGTCGCCCTCGATCGACCGTATCTCGATCGCGCTGCATGAACTCAGCGCGCTGCCCAAGGCATCGCAGCGTCTGCTGGACGACAGTGCCTTCGACATCGAGACCTGGCTGGCGACGCGTATCGCCGACAAGTTCGCGCGGTCCGAGGCGGCGGCGTTCATCTCGGGCGATGGCAACGACAAGCCCAAGGGCATCCTGACCCACACCAAGGTCGACAACGACAGCTGGGCCTGGGATTCGCTGGGCTATGTTCCCACCGGCGTCGATGGCGGGATCGGTACGGGCGACGCGATCGTCGACCTGGTCTACGCGCTTGGCGCGCAGTACCGGTCGAACGGCACCTTCGTGATGAATTCGAAGACCGCCGGCGTGGTGCGCAAGCTGAAGGACGGCGACGGCCGCTTCCTGTGGTCGGATGGCCTGTCGGCCGGGGAACCGGCGCGTCTGCTGGGGTATCCGGTGCTGATCGCCGAGGACATGCCGGACGTGGCGTCGGGGGCTTATGCGCTGGCCTTCGGTGACTTTGCCGCCGGCTACACCATCGCCGAACGTCCCGATCTGCGGATCCTGCGCGACCCGTTCAGCGCCAAGCCGCATGTCCTGTTCTATGCCACCAAGCGCGTGGGCGGCGACGTGTCGGACTTTGCGGCGATCAAGCTGCTGAAATTCGCCACCTCGTAATCAGGGTGACGATGGCGGGGGCCCCGACGCCCCCGCCAGGCGGGCACGTGTCGGCAAGACCTTCACGTCGCTGAGCTGCTTCCCTCCGTCCGAGCGGCGTGGAGCGGCGCGTGCCCGCCAAATTCCGAATTCGCCCCTGACGGGGCCGGGCCCGGGACGGGACGATTTGCGCGGAGTGAATGCATGATGTTGATCGAGGAGACCACCTTTGCCGATGCGGCACTGCCGGTGGAGGAATTCAAGGCGCATCTGAAGGTCGGGACCGGCTTTGCGGATGACACGCTGCAGGACGAGACGCTGATCAGCTTCCTGCGAGCTGCCATCGCCGCCATCGAGGCGCGGACCGGCAAGGCCTTGTTGGAACGGAACTGGGCCTGGACGATCCATGACTGGCGCAATGCGGAGGGCGAGGCCTTTCCGGTGGCGCCGGTGGGCGCGATTGCCGAGGTGGTGCGCACGGATGTCGACGGGGATGACGAGGCGCTGTCGCTGTCGCTGGTGCGGATCGAGGCGGATATGCACCGCCCGCTGCTGCGGCCGCGGGGGACGTTGCTGCCGGGGGTGCCGACGGGCGGGTCGATGACGGTCCGCTTCTCGGCCGGGATCTCGGCCGACTGGGCGGGGCTGCCGGCGGATCTGCGCCATGCGGTGCTGATGCTGGCCACGCATTACTACGAATATCGCGACGATACCGCGCTGAGCGACGGCTGCATGCCCTTCGGGGTGACCAGCCTGATCCAGCGCTATCGGTCGACGCGGCTGACCATGGGGGCCGGCCAATGAAGCGGCCGGTGCTGAACCGCCAGCTGGCGCTGGAGAGCCCCGAGACGACGCCGGATGGCGCCGGGGGAACGACGCGGGCCTGGGTCGAGCTGGGGACGCTGTGGGCCGAGGTGACGGCGCGGACGGGGCGCGAGAGGGCCGAGGCCGGGGTGCCGGTGTCGTCCACGTCCTACCGGATTGTCGTGCGTGGGGCGCCGGTGGGCAACGCGCGACGGCCCCGGCCTGACCAGCGGTTCCGGGATGGGGCGCGGACCTACAAGATCCGGGCGGTGGCCGAACGGGATGGCGCCGGGCGTTACCTGGTCTGCTTTGCGGACGAGGAGGTCGCGGCATGAGTTACGGAGTGGCGGCGGCCCTGCAGAAGGCAGTTTACGAGACGCTGGTGACCGACCCGGGCCTGACGGACCTGGTGGGCACGCAGGTCTTCGACGGGGTGCCGACCGGCACGGTGCCGGGCACCTATGTCGCCATCGGGCCCGAGGAGGTGCGCGACCGGTCGGATGTGTCCGGCCGGGGGGCCGTGCACCGGTTCACCGTCTCGGTGATCAGCGCGGAAGACGGCTTTGCCACGGTCAAGACAGTGGCCGCGGCGGTGACGGATGCGCTGGACGAGGCCGATCCGGTGCTTGAGCGCGGCCGGCTCGTGGGGCTCTGGTTCGAGCGGGCCTCGGCGAAACGCACGGGTCAGGCGGAGCTGCTTCGCCAGATCGATCTGAGGTTCCGCGCCCGCGTGGAAGACGACTAACCCCCTAAGGTATCGGGAGAAAACTTATGGTTGCCCAAAACGGCAAGGACCTTCTGGTCAAGGTGGACATGACCGGCGGCGGTCAGTTCGAAACGCTGGCGGGTCTGCGCGCGACGCGGATCAGCTTCAACGCGGAAAGTGTCGATGTCACCAGCCTGGAAAGCCAGGGCGGATGGCGCGAGCTGCTGTCGGGGGCCGGTGTGAAATCGGCCGCGATTTCGGGGTCCGGCGTGTTCAAGGACGCGACGACGGACGAACGCGCGCGCCAGATCTTCTTTGACGGCACGACGCCGTCGTTCCAGGTGATCATCCCCGATTTCGGCATCGTCGAGGGGGCCTTCCAGGTGACTTCGATCGAATACGCCGGAACGCATGATGGCGAGGCGACCTATGAGCTGGCGATGGCCAGCGCCGGGGCGCTGACCTTCACGGCGGCCTGAGCCATGGCCAATCCCTGGACGGGGGAAGTGGCGCTGGTGATCGACGGCGCGCCCCGGGTCATGAAACTGACACTGGGCGCGCTGGCCGAGCTTGAGGCGGCGCTGGAAGAAGGGTCGCTGGTGGCGCTGGTGCAGCGGTTCGAGGGCGGGGCGTTTTCGACGCGCGACGTGCTGGCGCTGCTGGCGGCGGGGCTGAAGGGCGGCGGCAATGCGATGCCGGCGGCGGACCTGGCGGGGGCCGAGATCGAGGGCGGCCCCATGGCGGCGGCACGGGCGGCGGCGGAGTTGCTGGCGCGGGCCTTTGTGTTGCCGGAGGCGGGGGAATGAGCCTGGACTGGCCCGCGATGATGCGGGCCGGGATGCTGGGGGCCGGGTTGCGACCGGCTGAATTCTGGGCGCTGACGCCTGCGGAATTGCGGTTGTTGCTGGGACAGACGGGGGCGGCTGCTCCGTTGAACCGAAAGGGACTGGACGCATTGCTGGCGGCCTACCCGGATCATGCGAAGGGATGCGAAGATGACGGATCTGGACGGGTTTGACGCGCTGGATGACCGAGCCGAGGCGCTTGGCGACAGCCTTGGCAACGCGGCCGGGATGGCGGCGGGGTTCGACAGTGAATTGCGCCGCATCAACGAGGCGTTCCGGGCCACCGGTGCCGGGATCGCCGGGCTGGAACGTGGCCTGTCCAAGGGGCTGCGGCGGGCCTTTGACGGCGTGGTTTTCGACGGGATGAAGCTGTCGGATGCGCTGAATACGGTGGCGCAGTCGATGGTGAACACGACCTATTCGGCGGCGATGAAGCCGGTGACGGACCATTTCGGCGGGCTGATCGCCAATGGCGTCGGCGGGTTGGTGAACGCCGCGCTGCCCTTTGCCAAGGGCGGCGCGTTCGCTGGCGGGCGCGTGACGCCCTTTGCCAGCGGCGGCGTGGTGTCGAGCCCGATGGGCTTTGCGATGCGTGGCGGCATGGGCCTGATGGGCGAGGCGGGGCCGGAGGCGATCATGCCGCTGGCGCGCGGTCCCGACGGCAAGCTGGGGGTGCGGGGCGGCGGCGGTGGCGCCGTCAACGTGGTGATGAATATCCAGACGCCGGACGCGCAGAGCTTCCAGCGCAGCCAGGGCCAGATCGCCGCGCAGATGAGCCGCGCGCTGAGCCGTGGCAACCGCAATCGCTGAGGAGGGACCCCAGATGAATTTCCACGAAGTCCGCTTCCCCGCCTCGCTGAGCTTCGGCTCGGTCGGTGGGCCCGAACGGCGCACCGACGTGGTGACGCTGGCCAACGGGTTCGAGGAACGCAACACCCCCTGGGCCCATTCGCGCCGGCGCTATGACGCCGGGCTGGGGATGCGGTCGCTTGACGATATCGAGACGCTGATCGCCTTCTTCGAGGCTCGGCGGGGACAGATGTACGGGTTCCGCTGGAAGGACTGGTCGGATTTCAAATCCTGCGGGGCGAGCGCGGCGCCTGCTTTCGGGGACCAGGTGATTGCCGTCGCCGACGGGGTGACGGAGGTCTTTCAGCTGGTGAAGACCTATCGGTCGGGCGCTTTCACCTATGCGCGGCCCATTACCAAGCCGGTTGCGGGGTCGGTTCGCGTGGGCATCGAGCAGGACGAGATGGCCGAAGCGATCGATTACACGCTGGATGTCGCCACGGGGCTGGTGACCTTCGTGCATCCGCCCGCGCCCGGTCAGCAGATCGTCGCGGGGTTCGAGTTCGACGTGCCGGTGCGGTTCGATACGGGCCGCATCCAGACCTCGGTCGCGTCGTTCCAGGCGGGCGATGCGCCGAACGTGCCGGTGGTGGAGGTGCGGGTCTGATGGCGGGGATGGATGCCGCATTCCGGGCGCATGTGGAAAGCGGGCTGACGACCTTGGCGCGGTGCTGGGCGCTGACGCGCAAGGATGGGGTGACCTTTGGGTTCACCGATCACGATTGCGGGCTGGCGTTCGAGGGGATCGCCTTCAAGGCCGACACGGGGCTTTCGGCGCGGGCGGTGCAGCAGTCGACGGGGCTTTCGGTCGACAATTCCGAGGCACTGGGGGCGTTGAGTGATGCCGCCGTGACCGAGGCCGATATCGAAGCCGGGCGGTTCGACAATGCGGAACTGCGGGCCTGGCTGGTGAACTGGGCGGACACGGAGGTCCGCTGGCTGCAATTCCGCGGCACGATTGGCGAGATGCGGCGGTCGGCTGGTGCGTTCACGGCTGAGTTGCGCGGGTTGACGGCGGCGCTGAACCGGCCCTTGGGGCGGGTCTATCAAAAGCCGTGCACGGCGGTTTTGGGGGATGCGAATTGCGGGTTCGATACCGCCACGCCGGGGTATGTGACCGAACGCGACGTGCTGCAAGTGGAGGATGCGCGGCTGTTTAGGTGGGACAGCCTGGACGGGTTCGATGCCGATTGGTTCATGCGCGGACGGCTGGAGGTTCTGACGGGTCAGGCCAAGGGTCTGTGGGCGGCGATAAAGCGGGATGTGACCGACGACGGTGCCCGGCTGATCGAGACGTGGGAGCCGTTGCGGGCGCCGGTCAGGGCGGGGGATCGGGTGCGGTTGGTGGCGGGGTGTGACAAGCGGTTCGAGACCTGCCGGCTGAAATTCAACAACCTTCTGAACTACCAGGGGTTTCCGGATATTCCCGGCGAGGATTGGGTGATGGCGGTGCCAAAGTCGAGCGCACCGAATACCGGCGGGAGCCGGCGATGACTACCGCGGTGGTGGCGGCGGCACGGGGTTGGATCGGCACGCCTTATCGACACCAGGCGTCCTGCAGGGGGGCCGGCACCGATTGCCTTGGGCTGATCCGGGGAATCTGGCGCGAGGTGCTGGGCCCCGAGCCGGTGTCGGTGCCGGCCTATTCGATGGACTGGTCGGAACCGCAGGGCGAGGAACGGCTGTGGCACGCCGCCCTGTCGCATCTGGTCGCGAAGCCGCTGGATCAGGTGGCCGCCGGCGACGTGATCCTGTTCCGGATGCGGGCAGGTGCGGTGGCCAAGCATCTGGGGCTGGTGTCGATCCCGCATGAAAGGTTCATCCACGCCTACAACCGGCGTGGCGTGATCGAAAGCCCGCTGAGCGCGCCCTGGGCGCGTCGGATCGTGGCGCGTTTTGCATTTCCCGAAAGGACCGGCTGATGGCGACTATCCTTCTTTCGGCGGCTGGGGCCGCCATCGGTGGTTCCCTGGGCGGGACAGTGGCCGGCTTGTCGTCGGCGGTGCTGGGCCGGGCCGTGGGCGCGACCTTGGGGCGGGTCATCGACCAGCGGCTGTTGGGGGCCGGCGCCGAGCCGGTTGAAACCGGCAAGGTCGACCGGTTCCGGCTGACCCAGGCCAGTGACGGGCAGCCGATCACGCAGGTCTATGGGCGGATGCGGGTCGGCGGACAGGTGATCTGGGCGTCGGATTTCCAGGAGAGCACCTCTACCTCCGGCGGGGGCAAGGGCGCGCCCAAGCCGCCCAGGACCACGCGCTATGCCTATTCGGTTTCGCTGGCGATTGCGCTGTGCGAGGGCGAGATCGAGCGGGTATCGCGCGTCTGGGCGGATGGCGAAGAGATCCCGCGCGAGGATCTGAACCTGCGGGTCTATCCCGGGACGAAGGATCAGCTGCCCGATCCGGTGATCGAGGCGATCGAGGGCGAGGGCATGGTGCCGGCGTACCGGGGTACGGCCTATGTCGTGATGGAGGATCTGGCGCTGGAGCCTTTCGGCAACCGCGTGCCGCAGTTCTCGTTCGAGGTGATCCGGGGGGAACAGCCGTCGTCCGAGTTCTACGATACTGATCCCGAACACGAGGCCCGCGCCGTGGCGTTGATTCCGGGGACGGGAGAATATGCGCTGGCGACGACTCCGGTCTACCTGAAATCGGAATACGGCGCGCGGCGGGTGGCGAACCTGAACGCGGTATCGAACGTCACCGACATGGCCTATGCGACCGAAGCGTTGGAGGGCGAATTGCCGGCCTGCAAGGCGGTGTCGATGGTGGTGTGCTGGTTCGGGGATGACCTGCGGTGTGGCGAATGTTCCATCGAACCCAAGGTCGAGCAGCAGGAAATGGACGGGGAGGGGATGCCCTGGTCGGTCTCGGGGCTGGGGCGGTATGACGCCGGCTTGATCGCGCAGGTGCAGGACCGGCCGGTCTATGGGGGCACACCGTCGGACCAGGCGGTGGTGGAAGGCATCCGGCATCTGCGCGAACAGGGTCAGGCGGTGATGTTCTACCCCTTCATCCTGATGGACCAGATGGACGGCAATGCGTTGCCCGACCCCTGGACCGGTGCCGAAAGCCAGCCGCCCTTGCCCTGGCGCGGGCGGATCACGCTGTCGGTTGCGCCGGGGCAGGAGGGGTCTCCGGACGGGACGATCGACGCGGATATCGAGGTCGGCGCGTTCTTTGGGACGGCAAGTGGCAGCGATTTCCAGGTCGGCGACGGGGTGGTCACCTATGTCGGGCCCGAGGAATGGTCGTTCCGGCGGTTCATCCTGCACTATGCGGCGTTGTGCGCGGCGGCGGGGGGCGTGGATGCGTTTTGCATCGGGTCGGAACTGCGGTCGCTGACGCAGATCCGGGGGGCAGCGGGCTTTGCCGTGGTCGAGGAACTGCGAGCGCTTGCGGCGGAGGTGCGGGCAATCCTTGGGCCTGACACGAAGATCGGCTATGCCGCCGATTGGTCGGAATATTTCGGCTATCAGCCGCAGGATGGTTCGGGCGACCGGTATTTTCACCTGGATCCGCTGTGGGCCGACACGAACATCGATTTCGTGGGCATCGACAATTACATGCCGCTGTCGGATTGGCGCGATGGGGACGCGCACCTGGATGCGGATTGGGGCGATATCTACAACCCCGATTACCTGGCCGGCAATGTCGAGGGCGGTGAGGGGTACGATTGGTTCTATCACTCCGATGCCGCGCGCAAGGCGCAGATCCGCACGCCGATCACCGACGGGGACCATGATGAGCCCTGGATCTGGCGCTACAAGGACATCCGCAGCTGGTGGCTGAACCCGCATCACGAACGCATCGGCGGCGAACGGCAGGCGCTGCCGACGGCCTGGGTGCCCGAAAGCAAGCCGATCTGGTTCACCGAACTGGGCTGTGCGGCCATCGACAAGGGGACCAACCAGCCGAACAAGTTCCTTGATCCCAAGTCATCGGAATCGAGCCTGCCCTATTTCTCGTCCGGGCGGCGCGATGATCTGATGCAGATGCAGTACCTGCGGGTCATGCTGTCCTACTGGGCGGATGGCGAACGCAACCCTGTGTCGGAGGAATACGGGGCCCGGATGCTGGACCTTGACCGGTGCTTTATCTGGTCCTGGGATTCACGGCCCTTCCCGGTCTTCCCGAACAATGGCGAGGTCTGGTCGGACGGGGCGAACTACCGGCGCGGGCACTGGATTTCCGGGCGGATCGGCGGACGGTCTCTGGCCTCTGTCGTGGCCGAGATCTGCCGGCGGGCGGGTCTGACGAATTACGATGTCTCTGAGCTGTGGGGCTTTGTGCGAGGCTACGTGGTCGAGGACGTGGCGGATGCGCGTGCGTCGCTGCAGCCTTTGATGCTGCGGTTCGGGTTCGATGCGATCGAACGGGACGGGGTGCTGAAATTCGTACTGCGCGACGGGCGGGATCCGGTGGCGGTGGAGGCCGACGGCCTGGCCGAGAGCGATGATGTGCCGGGCCGGCTGGAGCAGTCGCGCGAGGCGGATGCGGAGCTGGCGGGGCGGGTGCGCCTGCGGTTCGTCGAGGCGGAGGCCAATCACGACGTCGTCGCCGAAGAAGCCGTGCTGCCCGATGACGCGACCCATTCGGTGACCAGCAACGATCTGGCCATGGCGATGACGCGGGCCGAGGGGCGCGCGGTGGCCGAACGCTGGCTGGCCGAGGCGCGGGTGGCGCGGGATACCGCGCGGCTGGCGCTGCCGCCGTCGGCGTTGTCGGTGGGGGCGGGGGATGTGATCCGGCTGCCTGTCGAGACGGGCGAGACCGAGGCGCTGTACCGGGTGGATCAGGTCGAGATGACCGACCGCCAGGTGATCGAGGCGGTGCGGATCGAACCGGGGATCTACGAGCCGTCGGAAGCGCCGGAGGATCTGCCTTCGATCCGGGCCTTCGTGCCGCCGATGCCGGTGGAGCCGCTGTTTCTGGACCTGCCGCTGATGCGCGGGGACGAAGTGGAACACGCGCCGCACCTGGCGGTGACGGGCAACCCCTGGCCGGGCTCGGCTGCTCTTTACGCTTCCGATACGGATGAGGCGTATAGTCTGAGCCAAGTGATCGAGGCGCGCGCGATTGTCGGCGTGACCCAGACGCCGCTTGACGCGGCACCGACGGGTATCTGGGACAACGGGGCAGCCTTGCAGGTGCGGCTATACAGCGGCAGCCTGGAAACCAAGACGGAGGCATCGTTGTTTACGGGCGCGAACCTGATGGCGATCGGGTCGGGCACGGGCGCGGATTGGGAACTTTTCCAGTTCCGCGAGGCCGAGCTGATCGGGACCGACACATATCTGCTGACCGGCCGCCTGCGCGGCCAGTTGGGTACCGACGCGGTCATGCCGGATACATGGCCGCTCGGATCGCGGGGGGTGCTGCTGGATGGCACGCCGGCACAGATCGACCTGGCCTCGTCGTCCCGGCGCATTGCGCGGCACTATCGGATCGGGCCGTCCCGGCGCGGCTACGACGACCCATCCTATACCCACGTGGTTGCGGCATTCGACGGGGTGGGCCTGCGGCCCTATGCGCCCTGTCACCTGTCGGCCAAGGCGGTCGGTGGCGGGCTGGAGCTGAGCTGGATCCGGCGAACGCGGATCGACGGCGATGGCTGGGAGCTGGAGGATGTGCCCCTGGGCGAGGACAGCGAACGCTACCGTGTGCGGATCCGGGCCGGTGACACGGTTCTGCGCGACGTGTCTGTGACGAGCCCGGGCTGGAGCTATGGGGCCGCAGATCTGGCGGCGGACCTGGCCGCCGGCGCCGATGCCTGGGAGGTGGCGCAGATGTCGGAGCGGTTCGGGGCTGGCCCGTTTGCCCGGCTAGACCTGGAGGGTGCCGCATGA